ACGTAGCAGAAGCAAGATTATCATTGTATGAAGAAACAATTATCCCATTACTTAATCGAATTGAAAGTGATTTAAATGAATGGTTATCTCCGTTGTATGATGGAGATATTAGTGTTCGCTATGATATTGATAGTATTCCAGCAATGGCAGAAAAAAGACGCAAAGTTTATGAGAACGTCAGTCAAGGTGTAGAAAAAGGTATTATTACAAGGAATGAAGCAAGGGAAAGATTAGGGCTTGAGCCAATAGACGGAGCTGATTCATTGTTAGTGCCATCAAATCTTTTCCCATTAGGTGAAATTCAAGAAACTGAAGAAGATGATACGCCAGTAGATTCTGAAGGCAATGCTAAGTATGACCAAGAAATGGAAATGGCATACGGAACAAAAGCAATGCTGGAAGAAGATGTTTTTGACAACGAACAAGAAGCTGAAGCCAGATCGGAAGAAATAGGTTGTGTAGGAAGTCATACAATGGACAAAGAAGGACAGGAAGTATTTATGCCTTGTAATACCCATGATGAATATGACGCTCTTATAGAAGGCAGTAAGGCTGTATCTGATTTAAAGTTTACCGTAACATCTGGAATGAAAACGGAAGCAAGAAAAGGTTTGGATTGGAGAAAAGAATTTAAGAGAGGTGGAACATCTGTAGGTGTAACAAGAGCCAATCAAATTATTAGTGGTGATAATATGTCTGCTGATACTGTTTTAAGAATGTATTCTTTTTTCTCAAGACATGAAGTGGATAAACAAGGTCAAGGTTATAATGCAGGTGAAAAAGGATACCCTTCTGCTGGAAGAATCGCATGGGCTTTATGGGGAGGAAATTCGGGGTTTAGCTGGAGTAAGGTACAAAGAAATAAAATTATGAAAGAGCGAGGAGAAGAAAAGGCTGAAGCTGATTCTTTAAGGGTAGGTGATATGGTTTCATGGGATAGTTCTGGTGGCAGAGCAAAAGGTAAGATTACAAAGATTGTTAGAACAGGAAAATTGCCTGTACCTAAAACATCTTTGACGCTTAATGCAACAGAAGATAATCCAGCATGTTTGATTAAAGTGTATAGTGGTGATACGCCAACTGATACTATTGTTGGGCATAGATTTGCAACATTGCGAAAGCTGTAGGGAATAATTATGTTTAAATTTGGAAAATCATCACTAAACAGATTAGATGATATAGACCCAGACTTAAGACTGGTGATGATGGAAGCTATAAAGTTGACCGTCATTGATTTTGGTATTACTGAAGGAATGAGAAGCTTAGAAAGGGCAGAGCAATTAAAAGCTGATGGGCTTAGTAAGGTTGGCAGTAAATCAAAACATTGTTTGGGTAAAGCTGTAGACATTGTTGCTTATGATGGTTCGAGGGTAACATGGGATTTAGATTTCTATGAAGAAATTGCTCAAGCTGTTGGTGAAGTAAGTGAGTTGCTAGACATTCCTGTAAGATGGGGTGGCAGTTGGGTAACTGGAGATTTTAAACTTAACAGAGATATGAGCTTTATAGATGCAGTACATTTTGAACTAGGATAACTTATAGCAAATAAAGGTGTTCCTTATGGCAGATAAAATAAGAATTTCAAGACGCAGAAACTATAGAGAACAATTAAGGCTATATCTAAATCTTACCAAAAGACTCAACGCAAAACTAAAAAAACTATTTAGACAAGCATCACGCAAAGCATCAACTAAATATGCTCAAGGAATGTTTGTAGATGATATTTTTATGACTGAATATGCTGATGACTTATATAAGATATTGGCTAACCAATATAGAACGGTAATCACTCAATCAGCAAAAAGAATTACAGAGCAAAGATTCAAGAAAGCAGATGATGAAGTTAATACGATCATAGAAGCATATATTATTACGCATACTGCAACAGAAGTAACCAAAATAACTGAAACAACCAAAAAATTATTAAGTGCAACCATTTTAAAAGGTATAAGAGATGGAGATAGCATTGAAGATATTTCAAAGTCTATAAGAAAATCAAATGCTTTTTCAGAAAACAGAGCAACATTAATTGCCAGAACAGAAACTCATGGAGCTATGAATGCTGGTAATATGGCTATCACAAAAACATTAGCATTAAGTGAGCCAGTCAAAGAATGGAATAGTGCTATGGACGACAGATCAAGAACGTGGCATAAAAACATGGACGGACGTGTTAAGCCTATAGACGAACCATTTATTGTTACAACACCTACAAAATATGGTCCAATAGATTACCGTATGCAATATACAGGTGACTCTAATGGTGGTGGTGCAAACGTCTGCAATTGTCGTTGTTTCACTTCTTATTACGACAAAGATGACGAAATAATCTCATAAATTTTAAACTATTTTTTAATATCCTTTAAAAACAAATACTTATAAGTAAAAAAATACTTTACTATTTATTAAATATATATATACTTATATATATTAAGTAAATATATACGCTTAATAAAAACTTAAATTTTGGGAGATTTAGATGAATATAGAAAGTGTAGCATGTTTAATCGGAGTAACATTAGTAACAATATCAGTTGTTTATGTTATGTATAAAATTAATCAAGAAACTTATAATTACTAGGAGCAATAAAATGAGCATACAAGCAAATGAAATAAAAAAAGATACAAGGGTTTTTTTAGATAGTGATTGCTACGCAACAGTACTAGAAAATCCAAAAGGTAAAAAGATTAAGGTATTAGTTCAAACAGAAATGACATGGGGTTGCGAGGGTCAATTCTCAAAAGTAAAAGATTTAATCTGGGATATAAATCTTGATGAGGTTCTGGAAGCATATCTGCCAGAGTTTGAAAATGGAGAAGATTGGGTTGATGTAGTACATACACTTGGAGAAATAAAATGAAATTACTAACAAAAGCAATAGAAAGAAAATTATTAAAAAATGGTGAAAATCCTAAAGACGATATTACAAAAGAAAAGATAGTTGTGAAATTATTTACTCCATCAGGTAGTGCTATTTGGTGGATATATTCTATGGATAAGAATGGAGATTGTTTTGGAATTTCTGAATTATTAGAAAAAGAATATGGTTATTTTAATATTCACGAGATAGCTAAATTAAGAGTTAAACCTTTTGGATTACCTGTTGAAAGAGATATGTATTACACACCACCAACTTTTGGAGAACTATTATGAGCAAAAAAGAAGATTGGGAAATAGAATTTGATAAAAAACAAAAAGCAAGAATACAAGGTATGAAGAATATGACAGATGAGCAAAATAATGCTATTAATGAATTATATGATGCAGTCAATGATATTGTTTGTGAAATACAAGATTGTTTTGATGTAAGAATGTCAGATGTTGCGAAACTTGAAGATGCTAAATGGAAAATATACCACGCATTTAATTATCAAGATCGTAAGTAGATAAAAGTTTTCATAGGGCTCGACATCTTGAGGGTTAATAGCCCTCTTTTTTTTGCTTGTAATAAAGGCTATTCTGTTGCTATTATAGAAATAACTTTTACTGACAGGGAATTTCGCACATGTCTGAAGAAATATTAGAGGTAGTAAACGGCATTCTAGACCTTGAATGTGATTATAAGGAATTAGAAGCAGATGATGATGGTAGCTTTGAAGGATACGCATCAGTTTTTAACAATAAAGATTTAGGGAATGATGTTATTAAGCAAGGTTCTTTTTCTAACACAATCAAATCCAAGAAACCAAAACAGATTAAATTACTTTACCAGCATAAAACTGATGAGCCTATTGGTGTGATTGATTCTCTTGTAGAAGATACAAGAGGATTAAAGATTAAAGGCAGATTAGCTATGGGTACGCAGAAAGGTAGGGAAGTATTTGAGCTGATGAAGATGGGTGCGTTAGATAGCATGTCTATTGGTTACAGGCTTTCCCCAGATGATTATAAATACAGCGACAAGTTGAAAAAAAGGACGATATCAAATCTCGATTTAATGGAAGTTAGTATGGTGACCTTTCCAATGAATCCAAAAGCAAAGATTACGAAAGTAAAACTTGCTGAAATGAATGTAAGAGAAATAGAACATTACTTGCGTGATGTAGGTTTAATGTCTAGTTCTACTGCAAAACAAAGTGCCAATGTACTATTTAAATCGTTCAACTATGTGGAGAACGAGCAACGTGATGTTGTTGATAGTCTTAAACACTTAACAGATACAATTAAATATTAACGGAGAATTACTATGACAGAAGAAATCAAATCTGTAATTGATAGTTTCGGTTCTGCTTTTGAAGATTTCAAGAGCGAGAATTCAAAACGTCTAGACCAGATAGAGAAAAAAGGTTCTGCTAGTTCTGAACTTGAAAGCAAGGTTGATGCTATGGCTAATGACATCACTAAGATGGCAGAGCAAAAGCAACAAATCGAGTTGACAAAGAAAGCATTAGAAGAAGCTGAAGTAAAATTAGATAAACTGGAAACAGTTTTAGCTAGACCAGAAACTGGTTTAGATTCTAAAGATGTTAACCTTCAAATGAAAGCGTTTGGAAAAATGTTGAGAAAAGGAAAAGATAATATTGACCCAATGGAACTGAAAGCTCTTTATGAGTCTGATGACACATTAGGTGGATATTACGCTCCAGAAGAGTATGTTGCTGATTTAATAAAATCAGTGACAGAAATTTCACCACTACGTTCTGTTGCTAGAGTTAGAACTACATCAAACAGAGGGATAGAAATTCCTAAAAGAACTGGTCAGTTCGCTGCG